GGGATGACTGGAGGCCGTTCTGGCCTGGTGGCTAAGGCGCTTGAGCAGTTTCACACGGCGGTCGTTGAGGGCGAGATGACCCATAGCGGGTCTTCGATCCTGACGCGGCACATCTTGAACTCGCGACGCAAGATCCGCAACGGCACGTTGCAGATCGCCAAGAAACACCCCGAATCCGAGGACAAGATCGACGCTGCTGTCGCTGCCGTTCTGGCGTGGCAGGCCCGACTCGACGCCGTTGCCAAGGGCATCGGAGCGAAAAAGACGGCGAGCGCACCCAAGCGCATCAGATGACCATGACAGGAGGCTCGACCGATGGCGATGTCTCCCGATCAGTGGCTCGACCGGCTCGCGATGGCGATGGACAACCGCGCCCCAAGGCTGAAGAACCTTCGCCGGTACATGGACGGAGACGCGCCGCTGCCTGAGGGTGCTGAGGGTGTCCGGGAGGCGTACAAGGAGTTTCAGCACAAGTCGCGGACGAACTTCGGCGAGCTGATTACTGACGCGGTGGCTGAGCGGATGATCCCGTCGGGGTTCACTCTTGGCGGCAAGACAGAGGACAACGACCAGTTGCGTGCGATCTGGACGCGGAACCGGTTGCAGATCGGTGTCGCTGACATTGTGCGCGAGATGGTCGGGCTCTCAGCCGGTTACATGATGGTCAGTCAGCGTGCGGACATGAAGGCCCGGATTACATGTGAGCGCCCTGAGCAGGTCATCACTGAGCAGGATGCCCAGTTCCCTGACGACGTGCGCGCCGGGTTGAAGGTGTACCGCGACCCAGTTGAAGGTTTCGACGTCGCGTTCATGCACATCCCGGGCGAGGTTCACACGTACTTTCGCCCGTTGCATGACTCTTTCGGGCGCCCTCAGCCGTTGCTGCACATTCAGGGCGGTTGGACCTACAGCGGCATGGAGCCGACTGGTCTGAACTTCGTTCCAATCTTCCCGTTCTTGAACAGGGGCGGCCTGGGCGAGTTCGAGTCTCACACTGACGTGTTGGATCGGATCAACTGGAACATCCTTCAGCGGCTGGTCATCACAGCCATGCAGGCGTACCGACAGAGGGCCACTTTGGGCGACCTGCCGACCGAGGATCAAGACGGCAACGAGATCGACTACGCGGAGATGTTCAAGCCGGGCCCGGGTGCACTGTGGCAGCTCCCTGATGGCGTCACATTGTGGGAGTCGGGCACGACTGACATCTCCGCGATCCTGAACGCGAACAAGGACGACATCGGGCACCTTGCCGCGGTGACCCGGACGCCTCTGCCGACGCTGATCCCCGGCGGGCAGAACCAGACCGCTGAGGGTGCTGCGTTCGCCAAGGAAGGTCTGATCTTCAAGTCGCAGGACCGTGTGGAGCGGGCGAAGGCTGTTCTGGCGCGGGTGATGGGGGCGGCGCTGGCGATTGAGACCGGCAAGGACACGCCTGTCGATGGCGTGGAGTCGCTGTGGTTCCCGGTGGAGCGCCAGTCCCTCACGGAGCGCGCGGACGCCGCGAGCAAGGCCCATGACCTGCCGTGGCGGACCCGAATGCAGAAGATCTGGCAGTTCTCCGATGACGAGATTGACGAGATGGAGATCATGCGCGCGGAGGACATGCTCAACGCCTCGCTGATGAGCCCGCCTCCGACGATGGTCACCGAGCGGCTCTCGGCTGCGATCCCACCGCCTCCTGCGGACGTGGAAGCGGCCAAGGCTGCCGGTACGCCACAGGCCAGTCCTGCGAAGGCCGGCGCCGGTGTCAGCCAACCTTACTAGGCTTGATGCGGCTCGCACGGACGCTTACGCGAGGCAGGCTGCGGCAGTCCGTTCCCGAGTGCAGGCGTTCGCGTCGGCCAGGTTCGCTGCCGGTCAGTACCGGGATGCGGATCTGGCCCGGTTCGTCAGCCAGGTCTCGCCGATCGTGCTGGCTGGTCGGAAACAGACCGCAGCGCTGACTGACGCGTACCTGTCGCAGGTGATGCGGTCGGCTGGGATCACGATCCCGGTCCACAAGCCGGTGGACACTGCGGCGCTGCGTGGCGTGGACGTGACCGACGTGTACGCGCGCCCGTATCAGACTGTCTGGACGAAGTTGTCTGATGGTCTGACGTTCGATGCGGCGGTCAACGCGGGTGCGTCCCGGCTGATTGACCTTGTGGCCACGGACATGCAGATGGCTCGGACCTACACGTCGCAGAACGTCCTCTCGCGATCCAGCGTGACCGGATACATGCGGGTTCCATCTGGAAACAACCCGTGCGCGTTGTGCGAGATCGCGAGCACGCAGGTCTATCACTCATCCGAGTTGATGCCGATCCACCCCGGCTGTGCTTGTACCGAGGAACCTGTCACCGAGGACAACCCTTGGGACCAAGCCTCGGCTGACCAGCGCCTTCAGGACACTCACGCGGCGGTCTTCGACCGGCTCGGCGTGGCCGACTCGGGTGGTCGCGACGTTGGTTTGGGCAAGGTCGATTCCAGCGGCAAGTCGATCTCTGACTACACGGCGCTCGTCGCCGTTCGTGACCACGGCGAGATCGGGCCGATGCTCGTCCGCGCTGGCGATCACTTCACTGGCCCTGGCGCCATCAAATAAGGAGATCCGCAATGGCCATGAGTCCCGCTGACAAGACGTACCTGACCGCGATGATGGCGTGCGAGAAGCAGTGCATTCAGGTCGCGAAGACCTACCTTGCTGCCGGTCCTGGCGAGCGCAACGCGAACCTGTCCGAGATGGCTCGCATGGAGCTCAAGGACGGGGCCGCCGAAATGGCGCAGATGTCCAAGATGCAGGGCATGTAAGCCCTCTCACAGATTTCCTCGCGCTAGACGCGAGGAGCGCCCGCATGGGCAAAACCAAACCCCCGAATGGGAGCGAACATGTCCGACAGCACCGACACCACCGACACCACCACTGCTGACGCCATAACGACCGACACGACCACGACCGACGCAACCCAGACCGCAACCTCTGACGCCGCCAAGGCAGACGAGAAGGACTGGAAAGCCGACGCCGAGAAGTGGAAGGCGTTCGCGCGCAAGCATGAGGACGCAGCGAAGGCGAACGCCGACAAGGCCAAGCGCTTCGATGAGTTCGAGGAGTCGCAGAAGACCGAGCAGCAGAGGCTTGCCGACAGGGCGGCCACTGCGGAAGCCAAGGTTGTCGAGATCGAGGCCCGCGCGTTGCGTGCCGAAGTCGCTGCTGCCAAAGGCATCCCCGCGGCGCTGCTTGCCGGCTCAACCCAAGAGGAACTTGAGGCCAGCGCTGACGCGCTCCTCGCGTTCCGTGGTGAGAAGCCCAAGCCGGACTTCGGTGGCGGCGACCGTGGCGGCGATGTCAAGACTGGCGCCCAGTTGTCCAAGGCGGACGTATCCAAGCTCTACGCAGAAAAGCGCTATGACGAGATCGAGCAGGCCCGCAAGGACGGCCGGATCTCCATGGGGCCTTCGCAGTAACCCCCAATACCCCTTTCAGAGAAAGCGTGACCTGTCATGTCTGTGACCTATTTTCAGCCGGAGGTATGGAGCGCGACGCTCCTGTCCATCCTGGCCAAGGCCCTCGTCTTCGCGGGCGCCCCGTGCGTGAACCGTGACTACGAGGGCGACATTTCCGCCTACGGCGACACGGTGCACATCACCAACGTGGCCGATGTCAACATTTTCGCCTACACGAAGGACACCGACCTCACCGCCGCTCAGGCGCTGACCGATGCCGAGCAGCTGCTGCTGGTCAACCAGGCGTTCGGGTTCAACTTCGAGGTTGACGACATCGACATGCGCCAGGTTCGCTCCGGTGGTGCTCTGATGGCTGAGGCTGCCAAGCGTGCCGCGTTCGGGCTGGCTGACAACGCCGACAAGTACGTCGCAGGTCTCATGGCGGGCGCTGCCTCCAACAGCCTGGGTGTCATCGACGCATCGACCGTGCAGGGCAACGTCTACGACAAGCTCTTTGTCCCGGCTGGTGTCGCGCTCGACCAGAACAACGTCCCCTCCGAGGGCCGCTTCATGGTCGTCGCGCCTGCCATCTACGGCAAGCTCCTGCTGGACACCCGGTTCATTCACTTCAACGAGTCCGGCCCCGAGGGTGGATCCACTCTGCACAACGGCGTGGTCGGCAACGCTGCGGGCTTCACGATCATGAAGTCCAACAACGCTTTCCAGGCGAACCGCGCACTGACGGCCGTCACGACCGTCACGGGCGCCATGACGTACACGGGTGTCGCAGGCCAGTTCAACCAGGGCGATGTCGGCCTGGCTATCGCTGGCGCGGGCGTCGGCGCTGCGTCGGTCATCGCGAGCGTCAACGCCACCGGGTCTGTCGCAACAGGCACCGTCAACTCGACCGCCTCGGCGGCCGTGACGGTCACTCTCTCCGGTGGCGGGCAGTTGGCCATCGCGGGCTCGTCCATCGCAACGTCCTACGCCGAGCAGATCAGCAAGGTTGAGGCATACCGCCCTCAGCTGCGTTTCGCTGACGCGCTCAAGGGCTTGCACCTCTTCGGCGGCAAGGTCCTGCGTCCGCAGGCGCTCGTCGTGGCATCCGTCAAGACCTCCTGATCTGACGGCTGAGAACTGATGGAAGGGGAGCGACCATGACCGCATTGGCAGTCGTCTCGGATGTTGAGGCTGGCCTTGGTCGCTCCCTGACCACAGATGAGATCCCGCGCGCCAACTCACTGCTGGCTCTGGCATCGAGGGCTGTCGAGGCTGAGACGAACCAGTACAAGTTCCTCCCAGGCGCGTACACGATCGGCCGCGAGGTCCGCACTTTCAAGGTCAAACTCCCTGCGAAGGTCGCCGCTGTTACCGGCGTCCGCAACATCAACCAGCGGACCGGCGATGTGACTGTCCTGACTGCGGGCACGAACTACACCACACACGGGTCGTACCTCTACCTGCTCACCGGATACGGCGGGTACAACCGCGAGTCCGCGTTCGCTGAGGTCGACTACATGCGCTCGCACATGTTCCGGCCATTCGCGGAGATCGACTTCACGGTCACCGCGCCGGTCCCTGACGAGGTAGTCACTCTCGTTGCTGGCATCGTCGCATCAACCCTCTCAGGCCCGCCCGTGGGCGCGGCTGCTGAGACTGCTGGGCCGTTCCATATCAGCTACGTGAACAGCAGCGGCAAGGTGTGGCTGTCCGCGTCCGACAAGGCGATTCTGGGCCGCTACAAGCAACCCAAGCCGGCGCTGGACCTGACGCAGAGCATGGGCACCGATGTCCACTCGTGGTGATGTCTGATGTTCGGGCATCGTGAGACGGTCACACTCCTGCGTGACACCCCTGGCGGGTTCGACGCTTACGGCGACCCCATCCCCTCCACCACAGCGCGCATCGACGTGCCCGAATGTCTCGTGGCGCCGAACGGCTCGACCGAGTCGACCGCACGCGGGCGGGCCGGGGTTTCTACCGGCTGGACAGTGTTCGCCCCTGACGGCACGGACGCCCTGTTCACTGACCGCCTCGAACTCTTCGGCGGCGGGACCGTGATCGCAACCGGGCTGCCTGTCGTTCCGACCAAGGCGCTGGTCTGCCTCATCGACGGCGAGGTCGCTGACTGGCCCGGTGCGCCTGGCGGCGTGGTCATCAACGTGAAGAGGGCGGTCGGCTGATGGTCACTCACATCGACTACAAAGCGCTCTGGGATGACATCGGCAAACTCACGGCTGGCCCTGTCGAGGAGTTGGCCAACACGATCGCCGCGAATGTCGACGTCGGCTCCGTCACGGACGCGAAAGTTGGCGTGATGATGTCGACGACCCGCAAGGGCTGGCCGGTGGCGCTGGTGACGATTCTGCATCCCGCCGGCGAGGCCATTCAGGCCAAGACCGGCGCGCTGACGAAGGCCGCGGCGAGTCAGGGCCTCGAAGTCAAGAGCAAGACGTGAAGACGCTTGCGATACCGCCGGACGCCGAGCATGTGGCCATCGACTACCTGACCACGACGCTCGCTGCTCGTGGCCAAGACGTGACCGTGGGCGTAGACGTGCCAACGACGTGGACGACGACCACGAAGTCCCACGTCCAGGTTGCTCTCGACGGCACGCCGATCGTGGAGTACCCGATCCTCGCTCGCGCGTCCGTGCGACTGACCGCGTGGGCATCCTCAACGACCGCAGCGAAGGCGCTGGCGGCTCTGGCGCACGGACTGATGCTCTCGCACCCCGGCAGCCCCGAAGTCGGCTCAGTTCGCCCCCTGACCGGTGTCCTGCCTACCCGTGACCCAGTGACCGGTGCGCAGTTGGCGTCCGTGACGGTGCGCGTCAATCTCAGGTACTCAGCCCTGATCTGAAGACTCCCCACCTTCGGGTGAGGCTCCGCAATATCCAACCCCCGAAGGAGATTCATCATGACAAACGACATCACCAAGGCGTCGCTGTGGAGCGATGCCGATGTGTACTACACGACCAACCTGAGCGCGGCCGTGCCCGCCGACGCCGCGACCCCGTTCAGCGCAGACTGGCACGCCGTCGGGCTGCTCGACGGCGCTGTCGGATTCGAGAGCGAGGGCAAGTTCAACAAGGTCACCGACCACTACGGCTGGGGCGGCATCCTCATCGCCACGACCCGCTCACAGTACAAGGAGACCAAGAAGTTCTCCATCCTCGAAGACAACGAGTGGACCCGCGCACTCGTGCGCCCCGGCTCCGCCGCTGGCGAGATCTCCATCCCCACCGTCCCAAACATCAAACTCGCGCTCGAAACGCGGACGGGCGGGAAGGTGCGCCGGGTCGTCAGCAGGAACTATGCGCAGGTTGAGGTCGACGGCACCATCAAGGAGAACGAGGACGACCTGACAACGGTCGGCCTCATCGCGACGATCTTCCCTGACGCCAACAAGGTTCTGTGGGACGAGCTGGACAAGCCGACGATCGCCTCGATCGCGTTGTCCCCGTTGACGTTGGCGCTGTCCCTGGCTGGCGCGTTCATCAAAACGGTGGTTGCAACCGCAACGTATTCAGACGCAACGACCGGCGATGTCACGTCGTCCGTGGTGTGGTCCTCTTCGGCTCCGGCCAAGGCGACTGTCGCGAACGGGTACGTGACCGGCCTGACCACGGGTACGACCAACGTGTCCTGTGCTCTTGGCGGGGTCACCTCGACTGCGCCTTGTGCGGTGACGGTCGGCGCCTGATCCATCTGATCGACCGGCCGGGCGTTCCGTCGCGGCTCTGCCCGGCCGGTCTTCACCCCTTGAACCGTGACGACATCACCAGAGAAGAGCCGCGTCATGCCTGAAATCCCCAAGGGTGCAACAGTGCCCGATGATCACAAGAAGCCAGCCGCCCAGATCGAGGCCGAGGGTGGTGGCACTGCCGAGATCACCCTCGGTGAGTCCGTCTTTACCATCCCCGCGGACATCGAGGACGCCGATGCCGAGTTCCTCAAGTACGTCGCAGACAAAGACGCCTACCGCACGGTCTACGTGCTGCTCGATCCGAAGCAGGCGGCGCGACTGAAGGCGCTCAAGCCGACGATCCGTGAACTCAAAGCGCTCGCCGAGCAGATGGCGGAGATCTACGGATTCGAGTCGGCGGGAAACTAGCGGGACTCCTCCGCCTGCTCCGCGAATATGCGGACGCGGTGGAGTCCGACCTCTCTCGCTACCACAACATCGACTACCGGGACCGTTGGCGTTTCGACTCCGAGGGTCGACGCAGGTTGACGTTGCGGATGATCGCCGTCCGGGTCAAGCACCTGCCGTCGGACTCGGCAACGGCCATCGCAACAGGTGGCAACGGCTGGACCTTGGCGGACCACCTGCTCGCAGACCTGTATCACGCGACCGCCCACGAGATCCACCCGTGGAAACCCAAGCAGGACAAGGGTTCCGACCCTGCCCACGAGAAGGCCAAGCGGGCTGCGAGGGCACGAGCACGCGAACGGCAGCGGGCCATCGACGCCGGCGAAATCACCTGACGAGAGGGAGTGACTGAATGAGCAATATCGGTTACTCCACCCTCAGTGTTCTGCCCGGCATGGCCGGATTCGGTGCCAAACTGACCGCGGGCGTTGTCCCGGAAATGGCAGTAGCTGGCAAGGCCTCCGGTGCCGCGTTCTCCAAGGGCATGATCGCTGGGCTCGTGGCCATCCCCGCCGCTCTGGCCGCGGTTGCCCTGGGAAGCCTGAAGATGGCCTCAGATTTCCAGGCGTCCACGACCCTGTTGGTCACGGGCGCGGGTGAGTCTGAGAAGGCCATCGGCGGCGTTCGTGACGGGATGCTGGCGATGGCTGGCTCTGTCGGCACTACGCCGGCGGAACTCTCCAAGGG